GACGGCCTTCTCGACGTCTTGCGACGCCCTCGATGCGGCTGCTGGTGACGGCATCGGGCCATAGAGTGCCAGCGGAGGAACCCCGCCGTTCGCAAAGAATTTGCGAGCATACTCGTCGAGTGCAAGCGAAAGCCCAACAGCACCTCTCAGCTTCGTTACCGGGTCGACGTGGGAGACGCCATCCGGCTTCAGCATGAAAGTCAGGTCGAGGACTTCGTTAGCTGCATAGGTGACTTTCCGCCCACCGTCGTCGTAATGGTAAAGCTTCCGTCCGCTCTTGCGCTCGATCGTCAGCTTGTCGGTGTCGAGGGGCCAGATGTTCATCACCCTGCCGGCCTTGTTTCGCTCGATGAACGAAACACCGCGGCCACGCAGTAAAACGTTAATCATCATGCCCTTGCGCCACATGAACGACGTGAGCTCGTCGTTCGGCGCGTCATGCAGGATGCCGTAAAGCGGGTCAGACTCGACGGTGTCACGTCCCTCTCCGCTCTTCTTGAACACTTGCAGCGGAAGACTGGCGATCGTGTTGGCAATGAAGTTCACCGCACACCACACGGCCGGCACTTCAAGCGCCGTTTCGTGCGTCACGACAACGCCAGCAACGCCGTGCCACTCGCCCATCAGCGTGCGCCAGGCGTTAACGTCGGAGAGCGGAACGCTCGGATTCTCCAGGCTCGCTCGCGTTTCCGCGGCGGCTTTTCTAAATGGCCACATCAAACCACCGCTATTTTGAAGTTGGGATCTTCCCAGGGAGAGGTTTGCGAAACAGGGTCAGGCATGCCGTCTGAGGCAAAACCGATCGCGATTGCGAGCGCCACCGCTGCATCGATACGCACCGATGACTTCGCTTTCACGAACCACCGGTTGTCCTGCGGATCGCAATCGAATGTCGAGCCCATCAGTGCCGTCATAAGGAGAGGATTCCGACGGAGCCGGATACGCCCGTCGATAATCATATTCTCCAACTCAGATACTGAGCCGGGCATCCAGAGCCCCTGCGGCGCAGGTAATCCAGCGATTTTGGCCGCCTCGACCTTTGCAGCGTCGGGCCGTGCCCTCACCTTCCCACCCTGTGGGTGGGCCACATGCTCGACGACGACCCCGAGCGATTCCACCTCGCCCCTGAACTTGTCGTAGGCATAGCGGTCGTAGGCGATTCCCTGAATGTCAAAGAGCTCGTATAGCTGCTGAACCCGTGCCGCGACGAAATCGTAGCGAATGCGAGTCCCAGGCGGTGCATTGAGCCAGCCGTCTGCAATCCATTGCTCGTATGGTGCCTTATCCGCTGCAGCGCGAGCCTTGACCGTATCACCAGGAGTCCAAGCCTCCACCCACGCGTCAAACGTTGGGAGTCTGACCAGTGAGTCGTCGGTACGCTCCATCTCTTTAAAGCCGGTCGGAACCGCGCATGCCAAGACCGTCATGTCTTTTGACGCAGAGAGGTCGCACCCAATGAAGAGGCACTTCCCTGCGTGCTCCTCCTCCGGATCGAAATCACCCATCACGCCTTCAATCGTCGGTCGCGGCATCCACGCTTTGTCGGCGTCCGTCCAGCGGCAAAAGTGCAACCGAAGAATGCCATTGAGCTTGCCCGGGATCTGCTTGGCTTGGGCCACCACGCCTGCGAGGTAGTCGTCTGTGAGGATTGTGCCGAGAAGCGGGTTAGCCTTTTTCCAGCAAGCTGGATCCTCGAGCGGGTCGTCGTCTTTGTCGAGGGCGCACACGTAAGCAAAAGTCGTGTCATCTATGACTTCGCCGACATAGGTGAAATCGTCGTCGGGCTCGCGCGTGCCAGCGGCAACACGTACCGCGTGCTCGTGCTCCTCCCAACAAACGGTATTTCGATCGCTGCCGCTGTTTGTGATCATTAGCAGCAGCGGCTGCCGTCGAAACTTGAACCCGCGCTCGAGCATCTCCATGACAGAGCGGTCAGGATGCTCGTGCACCTCATCGCACAACGCAAAATGCGGGCGAAGCCCCGAACCCGTCTTCCCGGCTTCCTTCGAAAGCGGGCGAAAAAACGAGCTCTTCGCGTGGTAGGCAAGATTGAACTCCTTGCCGGGGCCACCGCTGGTCTTCGTGCGCTCCAACAACTTCGGAGACTGGTTTCTCATCTTGATCGCGTCGCGGAACAAAATGTTTGCTTGATCCTTCGTCGCCGCGGCAGCGAATATCTGGGCGCCAGCCTCTTGATCGGACATCATCCCGTAGAGACCAACGCCACCAGCAAATGGCGACTTTCCGTTGCCCTTGCCTTCCTCGATATAGGCGCGCCGGAACCGGCGATTGCCATGGGCGTTCTTCCAGCCGATCAGAGAACCGAGCTTGAATGCTTGCGACGGGTGCAGTTGGAACGGTGTCCCCTCGAACTGCCCTTCGCTGAGTTTCAGCCTCTCCTCGAAGAAGCGAAACACTCGTGTAGCGGCGTCATCATCCCAACAGAGACCACGCTCGGGGCCACGAGCTAGGTCATCAAAATGTCGGCGACATGCATTTCTGACATGGGGGCCGGCAATCTCACGGCCGTCGATGACGGCTTGCGCGTACGCGTTCACACGCTCTAGCGCTTGCCCAACCTCAATCGAGGAGGTCGTCCTTCTCCTCTTCGTCATCCGTCACCACGATTTTCGTCGCATCAGCCGGCGTAGCGCCCATTTGCCCAAGCATCTGGCGAAGCAGATTCATTGCCTGGACGCCAACGTCCTGGTTGGCCATGATGCGGCCCTGAATACTTGCAGCCATACCCACGAGGGTACGGTGCGACTGGTTGAGCCAAGGCAATTCTTTATGAAACAGCAGCCAGGCGGCCTTGGCCTTGCAGCCCTCGCTGTCTTTAATCCACGCGGGCGGAGCGCCGAGAGGTCCGTTGGCCTTCGGCTCTTTGCGACCGTTGAAACGACCAGCGTTTATCTTCTCACGCCCCTCGGTCTTTGCCTTGCCGAGCGGGCTCCTCGGTCTTGGCATATGAGCGAGCCTCCGATGGGGTCATATTCTGAATTGCAGATGCGTGCGTTGTGGTGGGCCGCAGGTAGGGCGTTCGGCACCGTCCGAGCGATCCGACCCACCCCTCCCGTCAGATGGGCCAGCCGTCGGTCGAAAACCGGATGACATCCTTGCCGCGCTCCATGCGTCGCTTGTGAGTGTCGTGACAGCTTTTGCACAGCGACTGGAGGTTTGATGGCTCGAAGAACAGTTCAACGCTGCCCTTGTGGGCCTTTATGTGGTCCACCGTATCCGCTGCTGTGACTTCTTCAACCTCGAGACAGAACCGGCACAGGGGCTCTGCCCTCAATTGCTGTTCGCGAAGGCGCTTCCACCGGGCAGTATCATAAAGGCGGTGCCATGCTGATCGTGCATTGAGCGAAGCACTTGCGTGACTAGTCAGCATAATCGTTCGCTACCAGCTTGAACTCATTACCCAAAAATGCACAGATCAGGATCGACAACTTAAGGGAGAATCGAATGGACTATTCTGATAGGCATCTTGCCTCCGTGGATTTGGGTTTGATCAATCCAAGCAGGCCGGGCGGTGACGAAATGATCGGCCTCAACGTGAGTTTCAGCCTCTCCGGTCGTAAGGAAAACACGAACGGTCCTGTTGTCCACGTTGAGTTTGCCATACCCGGCAATTCATCCATGACCTTTGATCAAGTGAACGAGCAAGCTCTTGAGCTAGCGCATAAGGTGATTCAACGGGTGGCGCAGTTTAAAGCGGACGAGGTGAAGAAGGCAGCATTTCCAGATCTGACATTTGACTTCTCCAAGGGCTGACCGCCCAGTCTTCAACAAGAAGCGGCCACCTCAACCCGAAGGGAGGTGGCCGCTTGATCGCCGTCGCCGAGAGGAGGCAGCGCCAGGCAATGGGGTGAGGCAGTCCCGGCAATGCTCGCGAGTGTAGGACGTCCGCGGCCTGACAGCGCCTCAACGCAAAAAGGCCGCGCAAGGCGGCCTTCGGGGGAATTAACCCCTTCATTAAAATACGGAGCGAGGATGCTATTTGCCGGACATCACGCCGCGATTTTCTCTTCAGCCGACGCAGTTTCCACCCTCGCCGTCTCGTCGAGATCGATCAGCGCGTCAATCGCAGCGTCAATGAGTGATGGACCACGCTTCTCTGCGTATGCAGGCGCCTGCCCCATAGCGACGCCAATCTCCTTCGCTGTCGCATCGGTTATCGCCATATCGAGCACAAGTGCATGGCGGCCGAGGTGATGGCGGAGATGGTCAACATAGTTGAGAACCTCGACCTGCCGCACGAACTCCGGCTCTCGGCCAGCTGCCGCCGATATCTCGCCCAACGGCTTCGGCTTTTTCACCCCTCCAACCCACTGGGGACCGGAAACCAGTCCATCCGGGCATCGGGTTGCCGGAAGCGGGAGTCGCTCGAATGGAATCGAGCCGTCGACTCCGAACTCCTTCAGCATCGCGCGCCCTTCCTCGACGCCAAATCGGCCGTGCTTGTCCTTCGCGCTTGGCTCTTCCCGCGGCAGGGGCGGATAAAAGTCGCCGATAGCCGGTTCACCCGATAGAGGCTTTGAATACGGCTTGGCCGTCAATGGTGACGCCACGGCGCCCGGCAGCTTCAAGTAAGCCCAGACTGCGGCATCAGGCCTACCCGGCGAGGCTCCGCCCTTGGCGCCACGAGGGCGTTCGACGCGGCGTAGTGAGTTACCCTTGCCCGTCTTGCCCCACTCAATCAACCTGCCATCGCGGAAGAGCAGATTACCCAGCTGGGTATCCTCGCCGCCATTTTTATTCTTGTGGTGGGTCGGTGTGCAGTCCTTCCGCTCATAAACGTTGACGATCTCGTTCGTGAAATGCCACCGCTCCTTGTCGATGGCCTTCCAACCGACGGCGGCGAGGAGCTCCGCCTCAGAGGGGCGAACTTCAATAGTGGTCTCCGGATCCAGATGGTTTTCTTCCGGCGCCTGAACCTCCGATCCCGGAGAAACCATGTTCTTCCAGTGGCGCAGGGCGAAAAGCCTTCGATAGTCGCCGCGGTAGGCGAGCCGTTCAAGCGCTGGCCAAGCCAGTTGCTCGCGAGCAGGTTTGTTGTCGTTTGCCGGCGTGACGGTGCGCTTCAGCTTGACGGCGACTGGCTTTTTTGGAGGGCTGGTTGACTGGCTATGCTCCGCAAGGAGCTCGGACAATTTCGAGAAATCTCGATGGCGGGGGTTCTGCACAGTTCCGCTCAAGCAGCGTTCTCCTCTTTCTTTTCTGGGCGATTGTCATTCGCGGCCACCAGAGACCCTGCATCCGTAATGGTCGGCCGCATGGCCGCGGCGTCATTAAGCTTTTCGAAGCCCGCGCGTTTACCGCGAGGCAGGTGGAAATCGCGGGTCATGGCAGGTGCCGCTCCGCGTCCGGGAAACGGGCCACCCTGAGTACGATGGGAATTTCTGATCATGCGGTGTTCCTGCTGAAATGGGGCACAGAAAGGATCCTGCTTCGGCAACGAGCAGGAAGTGGCGGAATCTGGAACAAGCGGAAAGCACTACATATAGCGTAACTTTACAAAAATGTCAACCCAAAGTTAG